TTGGCTGATTGGATTGCGTCATCATCGGACGAGCGGAAATGGGGGCGCGAGTATCCACTTGCACAGGGGCAGCCGTTGCAACGCTGATCCCCAATCCGCCCGCAATCAGTGCTTGTTTGCCGTAATTAAGTGCATTAAGCGTATTTACACCAAGTCGAGATGTGGCTTCTTTGGTCATCACATATTCACCACCGTGGAATATACCTTTTGGTTCAAACTTACCGCCATTTCCTGCATAGCCGCCTGACCATTTGTTAATATTTGGCACGTTGTTTTCTGCATTGTTTGTGACATTTGCAATATTTTGTTTTGTTTGTTCAATTTGTTTTTCTGTATCTTTAGAAAAGCCGAGTTTTTCTTTGATCCAATTTACGGTGTTCATAATTCCATTTTTTACCGTTTCAAAGGTTTTCGATACACCATCTCCAAAGGCAGAAATAACTTTAGAGCCAAAATTCGTAAAGTTATTTGGTAAATCAACCCCAAACCAAGACAAAACTTGAGAAAAGGCGGTATTAAATAATCCTATAGGACTCCAATTTAAAATAGTAGCACTAATATTGCCAATACCTGATGTAAAAAAGCCTTTGATATTTTCCCACCCTGTATTAAACATATCGCAGACCCAACTCCAGCCAGTTGAAAATGCCTCTTTGACAATATCCCAATGCTTGACAAGTAATACTATTGCAGCAATTACAGCACCGATACCTAAAACAATCCAAGTAAGCGGGTTTGTTAATAGTGCAGCACTGAAAGCAAGGATATTGGGAATAATGCTGATGATGGTTTTACCTAATGAGCCTAAAAATAATGCTGTTCGACCGATAGGAAATAGTAAGAAACTAAATGCAGAGGCAAGGGCGCCAGTTATGCCGACAACGGCAGTTAAAAAGGCAGCTATTTTCATTAGTGTTCCTGTTAATTCTGGGTTTGCTTTAACCCAGTTCTTCACCTTTTCTGTAATTTCGCCTAATTCGGTAGATAACTGTTTTAATTGTGGGGCAATCGTTGCACCTATTTCGGCAAGTAAATTCGTAAATGTACCTGTTGTTGCTTCCCAAATATTGGTTAGTGTGCCTAATTGTTCATCTACGCGTTTACGTAAGTCGGCTTGTTTTTCCATTTTTTGGGCAAATTCTTCATAGCCTGCTTTGCCTTTTTCAATAAGAGTAGATACCACCTGATTAACTTCTGCATCATTACCAAATACTCCTTCAATGACTTTTATGCGTTCTGCAGTATCTAATTTTTTCAGTTTTTCTAATTCGCTAAATAGTTTGTCAAATCCACCGAATTCACCTTTTCCATTAGTGAAATCAAGATTGATCTTTGATTTTAAAATTCCTTTTTTTCTAAGTTTATTTAATGTGGCTTGGATGTCTCCGTATTTCATCCCCTTTTGTAATACTTTTCGCATAGCGTTACCTGATGCGGAACCGTCCATTCCTGCTTGGTCAAACATTGCAACGAATGGTGCTAATTTTTTTGCACCATCTAACCCTTTCATTTTTATGGTATCCATGGCAGAACCAAGATTTTTGAAAGCGCCTAACATATTGGTTGGATCAACGCCCGCATAAAAGCCTTTTTGAATGACATCCATCAAGCCCATCATGTCTTTTTCAGTTGTGCGTGTAGCATCTTGCATTTTTGCAGCAAATTCTGCAGCTTGTTTAGGAGGCATTTCAAGCTGAACAGATAAATAAGCAGCAGCTTCCCCTGTGCCGCCTAAAATTGTCTCTGCACTCATGCCTTGGCGCACCAACATTGTCATTAAATCTTGGAAGTCAGCTGTTGTTCCTGGTAATTTATCACCAAGATTTGTAGCGAGCTTGTTGATTTTCTCAAAATTAGATGACACCTTTCCGTCCTTATCCATCATCGCTACTTTTAGATTGGTTGCGGCGACTTCGGCTTGTGCAAAAGCTGTGACTGGTTTTGCCACTTGTTCCTTCATCATTGAATGTGTGGCTAAGGCTCTCCCTCCAATATTGGCATATTGTTCCGCTTTTGTACGTAATCCATCTACACGTTGGGTATAGTTATGTTTCTGACGTGTTTTTTCATTTAGTCTTGATAGCTTATTTTTTTGTTGGTCGATTTCTTTATTTGCACCTTTTATTTGATTTTGCAAATCTCTTTGGCGTTGTCCTAGTGTTGCTGCACTTATCCCATTGCGATTAAATTCGGAGCGAGTATTTTTTAATTTTGAAATCATTCTTTCTTGTTCAGCTTGTAATTTAGCTACATTTTTTTTGGTTTGATTAAGTTTGTTGCTAAATCCTTCTGTTGGTTTAGGCATGTTTTTTAAAGCTGATTCCATTCGGCGCACTTCGGCATAGGCTTTAGATAAAGCTTGTGTGTTTTCAGAGAGTTTTGCTTTCAGTGGATTTAATGTCTCTCGATATTTTTTTATTTGTAATTCATTTTGATTATATTCTTTGGATAATGATCTTAATTTTGTTTTACTTTCATTAAGTGTACTCGAAAGCTGTTGTGTCGCTTTTTGTGCTGATTTGAATGGTGCAGTTAATTTATCCATAGCGGATAACAGCACTTGAATTTTTAAATCTTTACTCATATTATTTACCTACAAAGTGATCATAAATAAGGGGGGATTATGGAGCGTGCAATAGATTGGGTTTTATTTATTGGCATTTTTATTGTTTTCCCGACATTGGCTTATCAAATTCACGCTGAATTACCCGATGTTAGTTGGTTTACCATTGCGTTAGTTTCTTTTATCGGTGCAGGGTTAATTTGTGCGATTTTCGTTACTCCACTTGTGGCTATTGTTGGTGCTTTTTTTCGGATATTTTCTCGTCATTAAAGAGCGCCATCAGCAATTGCTTTAAGCACAAATCTTTCAATCATTTCAATATCTTCTTCCGCAAAGCCCAGCAATTCACGCTGGGCATATAGCACCTTGAAATCTTTATATTTAGATGGGCTAGAATGTAAGCCGTATTGATGCACTGCAGCAATCACAGCATCTCCACCATAAAAACCGAGTGAAATTCCTTCTTCTTGGTAACGTAATTTCATGTGAGCTGGAGTGACCAATTTTCTAAACATTAATTGGCGTTTAATTCGCCCTTTCTTTTTGCCAAATTGTTTTCTTGGTTTACGAGGCTCATAAGGTGAACCGTCAGGATTTTGTTGGGCTTTGATTCTTCGGCGTTGATTTCTTGCAAGTTCTCGACCTATTTGTTGATAAAGTAATCGTCTGCGAGGTTTACTGATATTATTTAATAAGGCAGCCAAAGCGATTTTAATTTGCTGAACATCATCACTCATATTTTCTGTATATCACCCTCAAAAATTAATGAATCCCAGTTTTCCAAATAGACTTTTACTCGGGTTGGTTCATCCCATACTGGTTCTTTTGCGTAATGGATCTGCACATTATTCCCGTCTTTTTTCGAAACAACACGTTCAGTGAGTTGGATTTCGAAACTAATGTCAGCGGTGTTGTTATTGTTGTAATCCACCTGGAATTTAAATGCATTCTCTCGAATTTGTGGATTTTCTAATATTTCAGGTTGATTTGTGCGCAGATAAGCCATCATTGGCACAATCAAGGTGGCAATATCGCCTGCATAATCAGTCACCACGACATTGAGTGTGTAACGATATTCAAAACTAAATGATGCGGCACCCGTTGCGACGATTTGCCCACCGTCCACATAAAGTTGTAGATGGTCGGGATTTTTTACAAAATCGGGATGGCTTTGTTCAAGGATTTTGCGCAGTTGGTTGGGTTTTTTCATTTTCGAAAATTCCGTTGTTGCATTTCAAATCTTTGTTGGCAAGTCACGCAACGTGTTACGCCTTGAATCATTTGTCTGCGCTTTTCGGGGATGGGTGCATCACAATCTTCACAATAAAGGCGACTTACCGCTTTAAAAGTGCGGTGTTTTTTGAGGGCGATTTCACGTTGCATTTCTTCAAGCTGTTGTGCTCGGTCGAATTGATCTGTCATGGCTGTTCCTTTTTGTTAAATTCATCCATGCATTTTTTTAAACTTGAGTTCTCGATAATGCACAAATCAAGGTGGTGTTGTGTCTGTAAATAGGCTTCGGCTAATTCGCCATTGGTGCGAATTTGTGGCGAATACGCACTGCACTCTGTTGTTTGCGGACAAAGAATCGGTGATTTAATGACTTCCTGTTGAGTTGAGCACGCGTTTAACATCATCAGGCAAAGGGCGGTCAGCCCAATCTTGGTTTGATTTAAGTACATTTTTTAAATCCTGTGTTTGTTGATTTTGGTTTGCTTTGAGGTTGTTTACGGCTTGGATAAGCTGTGCTTGCTGTTCGGCAAAATTTTGAACGCTATGATTTAACTCAATGTAAGAGTTTTGCCATTTCAGTTTTAGCTGTTCTTCTTTGAGCATTTCTTTTCGCCAGTAATTCGCCTCAAACCCCAGGAAAATAATGAGGAGTACAAGTAATATTGGTCCAATAAGTAAAATGCCTCGTTCTTTTGCGGTTAAGAAATTAAACATTGGTTTTTCTCCTTTTGACGACGTTCGATTAAGCCTTTTAGCGGTTTTCCTGCGGCATAAATCCAACGTTCGAATTGACTGCACATGGCTTTGCTGTAGCCTTGGCGTGCCATTTTAAAAAGTGAGCTATTTTTTAATTTGCCACATCCTACGTTAAAGGTGATGGACACTAAGGCATCAAATGCGCCTTGTGGCATGGTTTGCCCGTTGGCGTATTGATTAACGCATTTTTCTGATTGTTTAATACCTTTTACGTATAATTCGGCAATTTCTTGCAAGGTGTAAATTTTATTGCGGTCAATTTTTTCAACGGCATCGGTTATGCCTATGCCGACTGTTAAAACATCAGCAGGGCATTGATAGGGCTTTTTCATGCAACCTTCTGCATTGCCAATCAGTAACAAGCCTTTTTCGGATGTTCGAATTTCATTCCCATGAGTGGCAATCACCAGTCCAACAACGGCGGATATGGCGCAGATGTATTTCGCAGAACGTTTAATCATGATAATGGATCCGTTGTTCGAGTTCTTTTTCTTTTAATTCAAAATCTTTTTTCTTGTAATACCAATTTACAAGAAAGGTGGCGACACCAATCACAATACCTGTAACCGATGCGACATCAGCCCAATTTACATTTGAGAACATATCGGCAATGCGTCCAATTAAGAAGGCGAATATTCCTGATGTGTAAGACGCTCTTGATGGTGTGTCGTGCATATCAGCTCCAAAGTTGAATTGTGTCATTTGCTACACTGATTTTTTCTGTATCGGCATCTGGCAATATGACTGGGGTACCAATGGGAATAATGGGCTTATCCATTAAATGTGGATTGAGTTCGCATGTTATTTCGAGCAAGCCTTCACTGCGCCCAAAATGGCGATAAAGAATGGCGTCTAAATTGTCATTTTGTTGTGCGTAAACTTGCATTAGATTAACTCCGCATCGACGCGTTTTCTGCCCAATATGTCGCTAATTGCAAAGCGAGCATCACGGCGTAATTCATCAATGCTGTCTTTGAGTTGCGCCATTTTCTTTTCGCCATCATTGGTGCTGTCATAGCTTGCATAACGCTCGTAAAGGTTAGCCAGTGCCAAACAGTTCACCGCGCGTTTATAGCGATAAATCAACACGCTTTCGCCGTTGACTGATGGTGCGGGGATTTGTTCAAGGAAGTGATGTTCGCTTTGTGCTTTGAATGTAGATAATTCATCATTTACACTGGCGATGGCTTCAATCAATGCATCTTGCAAGCGTTGTTCGGTGACTGTGCCGTCTGCACGATATTGATTGCGAAAAGCGGAAAGAGAAATATCAGGGAAAAAATCATCATTTCGAATAATATCTTCGCCTGTTCCGTAATCTTCCAGTTGTTTTTGCACTGCATCCATCTCATAGTCAGGTGCAAGTTTTACTGATAGAGATCCGTCGCTCATGTTTTCCCTTATAAAAAAAGTCGGGTGGGGATTAAATCAAGCACGGCCAAAAATCCGTCAGAATTTGACCGCACTTTTAATCCGCCCGACGGCTGCGTGGTTTGCTCTTTACCAAAACCGATTATTCATCGGCTTTGTTTAATTGCTTACGTAATTTTTTAATATCGCCTTTCACGCCAATTTTCTGATCTAAACCCAAAGCACGTTCTAAATATGCCAGTGCTTGTTCAGGTTGCTTATCAACCAATAACAAACCCAATTCACGCAATAATCGCGCACGGCTTTCATCTGGCATATCGCAATCAGCGGTGATGCGTTGGACTTGCGCTAAGTAAGCCACTTCGAACGGTTTATTGGCGGCTTGTGTGGCTTTGGCTTGGTCGGCAAATTCTTCTGCCAACAAGGTGCCAAGAGTTCGGGTAAATGGCTCGGGCAAGCGTAAATCATGAAATACAGCATAATCGGCAATCTGTAAGGCAAGATGATATTCGCCACAGTCAATCGCCCATACGCACCATGTCATCAAGACATTATCTTGTTTACCACTTCCGACAGATAACGCCCCTTCAATCCATGGTAGATAGTCAGGCAAAATTTGCTTTTTAAATGCGCCTTTGCGTTCCGTTGATTGGATGTTTTTCAAATCCTTTCGATGTCTCGCAAGAATACGGCACATTTTTTCGTATTCCGTAAAGTCGCTTAGATCTTCGGTTTCCGCCGCATTAGCAATAGCGGCAGAAACTTCCAGAAAATGGCGTTTGGTTGGGCGCATTATTGATTCCGTTATGCTGCCACAGACGAAATAGGCTCAGGAGCCTCAAGAATCGTAATATTTTTCGCCATAGCTACTGCCTCGTAGTTTTCCACAACATAGGCTTCGTTTGACGATAAATAATCTTCCACACGATTGCGTTCTGGCACATCTTTTAAGTGACGGCGCACTTTGCCTTCCTGCACGTAGATTGACAAGTTGTCGAGTGAAGTCACCAACACAGTGCCTTTCGGGAAGTATGGCACGGTTACGGCTTGTAAACCGCCAACACGTTTTTGGCTGATGACAGTATCGCCCGCCGCTTGTTCGCTTGGTTTTGATTGGTTGATAAGCGGGAAGTATTTGTCCGCTAACAAGTCGCTACCCATAATAGCCACAAGTTTTGTGTCGTCACGGTATTGGTCAGGGATGAAATCTTCTTTTAATGCAAAGACTAATGCATCAAGATTTTTGTATTCTTTACCTTCACCGATTTCGATTTTGCCTGTGCCGCTTTTCGCTTCTTTCATCACGCGTGCGGTTGCTTTATCTTCGATTTGTTTCAACCAGCCTTTGTTCACGTCTTGCAACAATGGATTTGATGTGCGGTTGGTTGTCGCGGCCACGCTTGTGCCGTTCCAGCCGATCATGATACGGTCTAACGCAATGCGTTCTGCTTTAAGTTTGCCAACACGTGCCGCAAAGTCAGGGAATTTCGCCCAACTGTCTAACGTTGCATAGTTTAAATGCGTGTCAAAGTTGGTTTGTTCGCAAGAATATAAGTTTTCTTGCAAGCTGTGGATATCCGTGGTTTCACGTGCTTTTGTGTTGGTATCTGTACGGCTTGCAACTGGTGAAAGTACACCTAAACGCAATGCAGAACCTTTCATGTCTTGCACCATCACAACGTTGATGCGTTTTAAGAAATCGGAGCTTTCAAGCACTGCATTTTCAAGCTTTTGTTGAATTGTTGGTTCTACGGTGAATTGCCCGCCATTTGCAACAAATGCCACATCTTCGCCGTTATCTTGTGCAACGCCTGCAATGTAAGCTTGAAATTTTTGTTGAGTAAATTTATTCATTTGGTTTTTTCCTAAGATAAATTAAAAGAAGCGGCCGTCAGTTTCAGGTTCTTCACCATAAACTAATGGGCGTGAGTTTTCGGCTTGTGCCGGCTTTTGTTTGAGTTCTTCAAACGTTGCATGAATTTCTTCATTGCCCGCTTTCATTTCTTCAATGGCTGTTTGTTGATTTGCAAAATCGCCTTGAAGTGCGGTCAATTTTTCCAAGATGTCTTTTTGTTGCTCGGCTAAAAGCTCAATAGCACTGGATTGGTCAGCAAAGCGTTCATCATCCGATTTTTCTTTTTTCGCGAATAACGCTTTGATTTTTTCCAACACAGATGGGCTTTTTTCTGCTTCTTCAACAAATTCCAATTCAGTTTCAACGGCAGCGGTGAAAATGTTGTCCGCTTTTAACTTGCGGGCATTTAAGCCATTGTGCGAGAAACTTAACATTTCTGTACCTAAGCTTGCCGGATTATCCGTAACGGCTAAACCGACTAAGTATGCCTTACCTGTGTCTGCAAAATTGGTGTCAATTTCAACGGACGTGTAAACCTTTTGCCCGTCTTTGTTTAAGGCAATGAGTGCGTCAGTTGGTTGAAGTTCAGCTAAAAGCTGTAATTTGCCATCTTCACGTTCTTCTGCTTTCACTGCTAAGACGTCACCAAAGCAGTGAGCATTGGCAAGTTCAGGGAGATAGATAGAAAATTTGATGTGGTCAAGGTTGATGCGTGCGCCGTAGGTGTTTTTAGGATCGTAACTTTCAGCCATTTCTTCAATCCAGTTTCGCTGAATTGTGCGGCCGTCAGTTGTTGCACCTTCGGTTGCGACAATGACCCATTTAGATTTTTTTGCCATTGGTTGTCCTTTCTGTGGTTGGTTTGGCTCAAAGATTGCCATTATTCTGAAAGGTTTAATTTTTGCGGTCTATGGGTTGTTTTTGTTGCTTTTCTATTCACAGAGCAAGCGGAAAGACTAACATTCGCCCCCTTTCTATTATGCGGTTGTAAATTGAAAGGATGATGAATGGACGAACAAGTTATCAATCAAGCTTCGCCCGATGTAACGGCGGAAATAAAAAGAAAAGCACAACAGATGTATTTTAGCGGTTATAAAATCGCTGAAATCGCTCGTCAGCTTGATATTGCTGCGTCCACAATTTCCAGTTGGAAAGATCGCGAAAAATGGGATGATGTTGCCCCTGTTGGTCGTGTTGAATTAGCCCTTGAAACAAGATTGAATTTACTGATTGCCAAAGAAGAAAAAAGCGGAGCAGATTATAAAGAAATTGATTTGCTTGGTCGCCAAATGGAACGCATGGCGAGAGTTAAAAAATATTCTTTCGGGGATGGCAATGAAGTGGATTTAAATCCGAAACTTGCAAATCGAAACAAAGGCGAACGGAAGAAAGCAGAACAAAATGCCATTGATCAGGAACAAGAAGAATTACTGATTAATGGCTTTCTTGATGGGATGTTTAATTATCAGCGTGTTTGGCATAAAGCAAAAGAAAACCGCATCAGAAATATTTTAAAAAGCCGACAAATCGGGGCGACTTACTATTTCGCTCATGAAGCCTTTATTGACGCATTGACAACTGGACACAATCAAATCTTTTTGTCTGCCAGTAAAAAACAGGCGTTGCAGTTCCGCTCTTACATTGTGAACTATGCCAAGCAAACAGCAGACGTGGATTTAAAAGGCGAAACCATCAAATTGCCAAATGGTGCAGAATTGATTTTTCTTGGCACGAACTCCGCCACTGCTCAATCGTATCACGGCAATTTATATTTTGATGAAGTGTTTTGGGTGCCTAAATTTGATGTGATGCGTAAAGTGGCATCAGGTATGGCAGCACAAAAAATGTATCGCCAAACGTATTTTTCAACGCCGACCACGATTGCGCATCCTGCTTATGCTTTTTTCTCTGGAAAAGCATTTAATAAAAATCGGGCCAAGGCGGACAAAGTTGAAATTGACATTTCGCACGAGAATTTAAAAAGCGGAAAACTTTGTGCTGACCGCCAATGGAAGCAGATTGTTACCATAAATGATGCGATGGAAGGTGGGTGCAACCTATTCAATATTGATGACCTGATCGCAGAAAACAGCAAAGAAGAATTTGAACAGTTGTTTTTATGCCAGTTTGCGGATGATAACACGTCAGCGTTTAAATTTGCCGACTTGCAACTTTGCCAAGTGGACAGCTTGGAAGAATGGCACGATTACAAGCCATTCTATCAACGCCCATTTGGTAATCGTGAAGTGTGGTTAGGTTATGACCCCGCCTTTACTGGCGACCGTGCAGCATTGGCGATCATCGCTCCGCCTAAAGTGGAAGGCGGTGATTATCGTGTTTTGCATTGGCAAACATTTCACGGCATGGATTATGAAGCACAAGCGAGCAGAATTAAAAGTTTCTGTGATGATTACAATGTCACCCGCATTGTGATTGATAAAACGGGGATGGGGTCGGGCGTATTCCAAGAAGTGAAAAAATTCTATCCAATGGCAATCGGTCTTGATTACAACGCCGATTTAAAAAATGAGATGGTATTAAAAACGCAAAACTTAATTCAGAAACGCCGCCTTAAATTTGATGGTAACGAAATCATCACCAGTTTTATGACAGTCAAAAAACGTATTACCGGAACAGGGAAGATTACTTATGTTTCTGACCGTTCAGAAGATGCAAGCCACGGCGACTTATCATGGGCAATAATGCACTGCATTTTAAATGTGCCTTATGGTTTAAACGGCGATGTGTCAAGTAACCAATCAACTATTTTCACTTTTGAATAGGATTACCAAATGAGCAAAAAATCAAAAAAATCAACCGCACTTTCTACGGGGAACCAAGCACAGGCGTTTAGCTTTGGTGAGCCTATCCCTGTGCTTGACCGTGCAGAAGTATTGAATTATTTCGAAAGCGTGTTGATGTATGAGAAATATTACAACCCGCCAATTAATTTAAGTTATCTTGCCAAAGCCTTAAATGCATCTGCACATCATAACAGTGCGATCACGGTGAAGAAAAATATTTTGCTTTCTACCTGTAAAACGACCGCACTTTTACCACGCACGCAGTTAGAAAAACTGGTGCAAGATTACTTAGTATTCGGTAATGCTTACCTTGAAAAAGTTGAAAACACATTCGGGAAAGTGATTGCGTTAAAATCGCCCCTTGCAAAATATATGCGCGTTGGCGTGAAGAAAGGCATTTTTTATCAGATTGTGAATGGCTTTGATGAATACGAATTCCCGAAAGATGCGGTGTTTAATCTGATCAACCCTGATGTGAACCAAGAAATTTATGGCGTGCCAGAATATCTCGCGGCTTTACAATCGGCTTTCTTGAATGAAAGTGCCACATTGTTCCGTCGCAAATATTATTTGAACGGTGCGCATGCGGGTTCGATTATTTACATGACTGACCCAACACAAAACAAGGACGACATTGAAGCAATCAAAACACAAATCCGTCAAACAAAAGGCACTGGCAACTTTAAGAATTTATTTGTTTATATTCCAAACGGGAAGAAAGACGGGATGCAAGTTATTCCATTGTCTGATGCGGTGGCGAAAGATGACTTCTTAAATATTAAAAATGCAAGTCGCGATGATGTATTAGCGGCCCACCGTGTACCACCGCAATTAATGGGAATTGTGCCTAATAACACAGGTGGTTTTGGTGATGTTGAAAAAGCAACGCGAGTATTTTTTATCAATGAAATAATCCCACTGCAAGAACGCTTGAAAGAGATAAACAGTTGGGTAGGGGAAGAAGTGATCACGTTCTCCGAATACAAATTACTACAATAGATCCTTTCAAAATAAACAGCCCGCAGAAATGCGGGTTTTTTGTTGCTCAAATAACTGTTTTTGTCTTGTATGGCATTAATACCGCCCTAGTTTATTATATCAAATCAATCAACAAAACAAACTTTAAAACCCTGTTTTACCCTGATTTTTCGCCAAATGCACGCATAAAAAATCGCAGTCAAACCCTCGCCACGCCCGCACAGTAAATGTGTGTGTTTCAACGCAAATTTAGATCCTTTATAAATCCTTTTCAGATCTACCGCCTTTCAGATCCTTTTAATCAGATCCTTCAACGCAAAATAACGCAAACAATTGCAAATTTTGGTGTTATAATCTCGGCAAAATTAGGCTAAATAACGTCTGAATTGGCGTCCTGTTTTTTTATTGTAGTAAGCTTGGTAGTAAGCTATTTTTAACTATTAAATATTTATTTTAAAAACAAAGTGATATTTACCTAGATCAGTTTTCGCCAGCTCCACCACAAAATAAACCTATCAAGTCCTGTGGAAGACTTTAAAGCCTTGAAAATAATAACTTCAGGGCTTTTTTATTATTCTTTCAAAAATTTATATAATTATCTTATTGTGGAAGTGGTCGATTTATTTTAATAAAACAAACCTAACCTAAGGAGAATTATGGCGTTAATTAACTGCCCTGAATGTAATAACCAAGTAAGTAACCAAGCTTTAAAATGTCCGTCATGCGGTAAACAACTCCGCAAACCAAAACGTACATTTATGGGCAAGGTTTTTAAATGCTTATTTATTTTATTTAATGTATTAATGGCAATTTGGCTGATTGGCGGTGTTGCTTCAAGTGCTTATGTGATTAATAATACTATAAGTAATACTGAAAGAGCAGGTACGCTGCTTGGCACAGGATTAGGCGCAAGTATAATCCTTACACTTTGGGTAATTGGTGATGTGATTCTTGGTTTATTCGTTTTATTAACTCGCCCAAAAGCATAATCCTTTTAATGCCTGTTTTACAACAGGGCATTTTATTTATTTCTTAACCTTCTTCACGTCTATTTCTTCATCTTCTACTTTCAATTCGTATTCAATTTGACTGGTAAAACCGTCATCTGAAAGATAATGCATTAGTCTTGTTAGTAATCATAAATTACCGCTACCTAAAACGCACTTTTAAAAATTAAAGTAAAAAGGCATAATTGAAGCCCTCATTTTTCAGAATTATTTGTTGTAGGAGCAAAAAGATGAATATTTTATTATTAGATGGTGGTAAAGATTTCGGACATTCACACGGTGAGTTAAACCACACACTTCACAAAAAAGCGAAAGAAATTTTGACCGCACTTGGACACAATGTAAAAGAAACTGTGATTGATGCTGGCTATGATGTTGAAGCAGAAATCGAAAAATTCTTGTGGATGGATACTGTGATTTGGCAAATGCCAGGCTGGTGGATGCACGAACCTTGGACAGTGAAAAAATACATAGACGAAGTATTAACCGCCGGACACGGCAAGCTTTATCACAGCGATGGTCGCCATCGTGTCAATCCGACTGAAGGCTATGGCACAGGTGGCTTGTTGCAAGGCAAAAAACACATGCTTTCGCTTACTTGGAATGCGCCGGTTGAAGCGTTCACTCGTGAAGGCGACTTCTTCGAAGGCAAAGGCGTGGATGCTTTATACATGCACTTCCACAAACTCAATGAGTTTATCGGCTTGACCCGTCTGCCGACATTCTTATGTAACGATGTAATTAAAAATCCACAAGTAGAACAATACTTGGCGGACTACCAAGCACATTTGGAAAAAGTGTTTGGTTAATTGATAATTGAGAAATATTTGTTTAGAAGGTGAGCATTTGGGCTCACCTTTTTTATTTTTCTCTAATCAAACTTCCTAACGGAGAGAGGGAAGAGGAATAGACTGGCTTTATATCAAACAAGCGGTTTAATTTTGAATTGAATTTGCAAAAACATCCAAAAATCTGACCGCACTTTAAAATAAAAAGATCTAAACATCCTCAATTTGAAACTGCTTACGCCAGCGATTCGGTGAAATCTTATGTTTTTTCAAGAAGTGCTGACGTAAGGCGGTATCGCTATGAAATCCACTTTGTTCTGCAATGTCAGTAATAGATAAATCTGTGCTTTCCAAAAGCTCTCTTGCTCGCTGTAGCCTTGCTTCAATTAACCATTGATTTAATGACACTCCGGTTGCTTTGCGAAAATGTCGGGTGAAAGTGCTACGGCTCATTGACAAACGTTCGGCAAGGCTATCAGTCGAATGAAGTGCGGTCAGATTTTCATTTAAATAAGCAAGCAACGCATTGATATTATGATTAGGTGTGGAACGAGAAATAGGGCGTTCGATAAATTGTGCTTGTCCGCCTTCACGATGAGGGGGGATAACCAGTATTCGGGCAATATGATTGGCAATTTTCACACCATATAATTTACGGACAATAGAAAGACAACAATCCATGGAAGCTGCCGTTCCTGCTGAGGTAATCAGTCGATCTTGTTCCAAATAAATAGGATTTAAATCCCATTTTACCTGCGGAAAGCGACTAGTAAAATCACTATCTCCTAGCCAATGTGTGGTTGCTTTTTTGCCGTTAAGTAGGCCACTGCACGCTAACACATAGGCACCATAACATAAACCCACCACTGTCGCACCACGTTGATATGCTTGCCGTAACGCCGTTAATAAAGCCTCACTCGGCATCACTTGAGTATCATGCCATCCAGTCATCACAACAATATCGGCATTCTCCAACCATTCTAAACCACCATCTAAATGTATGTGAAATAGCGAGTTTGTCAGGTTGTCCGAATCGCTAACGATTTTACACTCGAATAACGGCTTGCCGTTTAAATCCGACATAGAAAAAACGGAATATGCCATCGCAAAATGAATGGGCATCATTTGTTCATACACAATCAAAGCAACTGTGGGTTTATTCATTTTATTTCTCCTACTTTGATATGAGTATAACATAGAAATGACCCGATTATTATGTTTATTGATTTTTTATCTATTTTTGCGCAATTTTGTTCTCACTATAATATGTTTATTCATTCAATAACGTACAGAAAAGGAAAAACAATGAACTTAAAAACCTTAATTAGCACTACAGCATCGGCTATTAGCGCAAATACTTTCGCTGTAGATCTTGCCTCTAAAAACACTGATAGCTACCAACATATCCGTAATGCCACTGGTCGCCTGAACTATGCAGGGAAAACTTTTTTAATTGATCCGATGCTTGCTGAAAAAGGACGTTATGCAGGCTTTGAAGGGACATTAAATAGCCATTTGCGTAATCCACTTGTGGAATTGCCGATGAAAGCAGAAGATACTTTCAAAGATGTTGATGCCATTATTTTGACTCATACACATGAAGATCATTGGGATGAGGTTGCACAAAAAATTTTACCTAAATCCATCAAAATTTTTGTGCAACATGAACGGGATGGCGATTTACTCAAAGCGCAAGGTTTTACTAACATAACCAGTTTATCGCTAGAAAAAACGGTAGAGTTCGAAGGTATTATTTTAAATAAAACCGGTGGTTCTCACGGCACAACGGAAATGTACGCTGTACCACAATTGGCCGAGATTTTAGATGAGGCGATGGGCGTAATATTCCAAGCGAAAGATCATCCAACGGTGTACTTGGTTGGTGACACAGTTTGGACTGCCGAAGTAAACAAAGCCATTAATCGTTATAAACCAGATGTAATGATTATGAACACAGGTGATGCGCGTACCTTAGCTTTTCCGAATGACGGCATTATTATGGGGTTACAAGATGTTGCCCATGCTCGCCAAATGCTACCAAATACAAAACTTATCACAGTGCACATGGATGCGGTAAACCATATGTCCGTTTACCGTAAGGATTTACGTCAATTTGTCCAAGCAAACAAGCTTGAAAATGTAGTAATTCCAGAAGATGGTGAAACAGTGAAGTTTTAAAAACAAGCGGTTTTAATTTTGAATTGAATTTGCAAAAACACCTAAAAATTTGCCCACACTTTGTTATAAAAAAGCCCCCCCTAATTTTTTAAGGGCCCTTTTTTTTAAAAAAATTTTTTTTATTTCTTT